AGATGAAGTAGTTACATCAAATGTTGGAAGTCAATTAGCTTTTGATGTTGAAGGTAATGATATTTATATGACTGACCTAAAAGGTGGAAGTGAATGGACTAGACTTGGTACTGTTTAATTTTATATTTATATAATTATAAGGAGGATAAAATAAGATGACAACAACAGAACAATACATAGGAACTGGTAGTTTAATGACGCAAGGATTGAGACCTGGATTAGCAGGAGGTATGTCAATTATATCTGGAACATTTATAGGAACAGGAAGAGAACCAAATTTGATTTTTGTAAATTATGATCCGTCTGGAGTTTTACCATGTTTAACAGGAAGTGATATTGCATACGATGTAGGAACAGGAAGCTTTCATATTGGAGATATTTATAATGGCGCTGGCGGAATGCAATGGCATGCGTTGCAAACAGTTTAATTTAATTTAAAATGGTAGCAACAAATATGCAAGCAATTGGAAGTACAACAAACTTTAGTCAGTTTGGATTTAGCGGAACACAATTTGCACAACAAGGTGCTGTAACTTTGACTTTATTAATGGGATTATCGGGATTAAGTTTAATTCCAATTAGAGTTAATGCAACCGGAGCAATAGAAAACACTACTTAAATACATTTATAAATAATCTGTTGTTTATAATAATATATAAAAAAATGATAAATCGTTGTACTAAATGTGGATGTTTTATTGGAAAGAAAAACCATATCTGTAAAGAGAAATTTAAAAAAGGAGAAGGATATTGGTTGGGAAAGAAAAATCCAAAATTATCCGAAAAATTAAAAGGAAAATCAACGTGGAATATAGGATTGACAAAAGAGACTGATGAAAGAGTGAAAAAATATTCTGATAAGAGAAGTAAAACTCAAAAAGGAAAACATTATTCTCCAGAAACAGAATTTAAAAAGGGACAGAAACCTTGGAATAAATTTTTATCACGAGAAAAACAACCTAATTTTCAAGGACAAACAATAGAAGAATCTATATTAAAAAGTAGAATATCTAATAGAACAAGAATGGCTTTAAATTATTTCTTAAAAACTGGAAAAATTATGTCTGCAAGAAAATATGGAATAAATTATAAAAAAATTATTAAACATCTTAAACCTTTTCCAAAAAATAAATCAAAATATCAAATAGACCATATACGCCCATTATGTTCTTTTAATTTTGTTAATGAAAACGGGGCGACAAATTTAAATGAAATAAAAAAAGCATTTGCACCAGAAAATCATCAATGGTTAACAATTAAAGAAAATCAAAACAAGGGGGGAAGATGGGTACATTAACAAATATAGAAATAGGAAGCGTAGTATTAGGAATAGTTGAAAATGTACCAGCAGGTATAACAGGATTAATAACAACAGTTGTAAATCAACAAATCTATTTTGCAGAACAATTAACTGGAGATTCAATTAATCCAGATGCAGTCAGTAATCCTTATCAACCTGGAGTTATAAGTCTAACAATCGGTAATGTTCTTTCTCTTATGGGAGCACAAGGAATTGGAACTAAATCTGTTAAAATTGGTGAATTATCAATTGCAAAAGGAATGAATGAAAGTTCAGCATCAGATTGGACAAATTTAGGAATTAAACAAATAGAAACACTTGGAGAAAAAGTAAATTTCTATCAAACATTCACATGATAAAATTAACACAACAAAATTTTAATAATTTTACAGAAGCACTTAATCATAGAATGACAAGGATAGAAAATAATGTTAAATGGATGAGTAGAATTGGATATTATATGGCAACACTTCTTACTTTAATTGTAATTAAATCTGTTTTTATAAGTTAAAATGACAATTATTTCTGACTTCCAAAATGGAGTTGATGAAGCATTACTTTATGGACAACAAATAAGATTTAGATATTTTAATTCAGTAATTGGAGAAGATTATTATGATGATGATATTCAATTAACTATTTCTGGGAATGATTATTGGACAAGTGGTGTAATATTACCAATAAGTAATTCAAGAGGAAGTTCAGATGCAGTATTGTTAGAACAAGGAAAATTATTAATGAATGATACTAAACTTTATGTTGACGGTGCAATAAATACTTCTGGAACTTGGAAATTAGGATTGGGTAGTAATGGAGCAGGAAGTCCGGTTCCAATAACAGGAGAATATAGTTTATTGAGTGAGGGAATTATGAAATGGGATGTTAATGCAACACCAATTCTTAAGAAAATATATATTAGGAAACTTCCCACTGGAAGTTTAATGGGGGAATAATGGTTTCAATTCAAGTAATGGGAATTGCAAGTACAGCGGCATTCTTAAAAGCAACTTCTAAAGAAACATTTGAGTTAGCAAATAAAGCAATTATTAAATCTGGATTTTATATTGAAGGTGAAGTTAAACAATCAATTGCTGGACAAAGAGCAGAACCAAAATCAGTTGATACTGGAAGATTTCTTAATAGTGTTAAAGCAGTTCAAAATAAACCATTAACTGCTACAATTGAAACTAATGTAGAATACGCAAAACATTTAGAATACGGAACAAGCAGAATGAGACCAAGAAGACATTTTACTAATACTGCCAAAAGAAATGAGAAAAAGGTAAGAGATTTTGTTGAAGCTGAAATTAAGAAAGTTGGATAATGTTTATTATATAATTTATAATATATAATTTAAAAATATAAAATAATTTATAATTCTATATAATCAAGCGAGATTATAATTCATTCAAGCGAGAGTAACAAATGGTATTTGAAAAAGGAAATATTTATGGTAGATTAAATAAAGGAAATCCTACTTGGAATAAAGGATTAAGAGGAATTAAAACAAATAAAAAAGGTGGAATATCTCCACGAAAAGGAGTTGTTTTAACAGATGATATTAAAAAAAAGATTTCTGATAATTTAAAAATACAATATAAAAAAGGATTATTAAAGGGTGCTTTTAAAAAAGGAACAAAAATTAGAAATACTGGAAGAACAAGATTTAAAAAAGGTCAATATAGTGGAGAAAAAAATATTAATTGGAAAGGTGGAAAAAGTTTTGAAGAATATCCAAAAGGATGGTTAAAATTAAGAGAAGTTATTAGAAAAAGAGACAAACATATTTGTCAAATTTGTGGTTGTAAACAAAAATATTTAAAAAATAAATTATGTGTTCATCATTTAGATGAAAATAAACAAAATATTTCTAAAAATAATTTAATTTCAGTATGTAAGCAATGTCATACAATAATACATAGGAGAAAGAAATGGCAATAACTTCTGTTTCATCAGCAACTTGGCTTTCAGATACAATTAATTTAATTAGAGATAAAGTTAAAAATAATATTAATGATCCAATTGTTTCTTCAAGACCAGATAGAGAAAGATTTTGTTTAACAAGTTATCCTAAAAGAGCAGTTTCATATCCAATAATTACAATAACAGATCGCGGAATTATACAACCTTCAAGATTAGGAATGGCAAGTGAAGGAGCAGTATTAGCAATTGATGTTGAAATAAGAATATGGGGAAGAAATGTTAAGGAAAGAGATGAATTAACACAACAAATTTATGATTATTTAAGAACAAACCAATTAGATACTACAACAGGATTATCAGATAGTAATCTTCATGATTTTTCATTACAATCAGCAGTTAATGTTGATGAGGATGGAGAGCAAGGAATTAAATCAAAGGTTTGCGAATATCGCTTCCTAATTATAGTAAGTTGAAAGGAGGTTAACATATGACAAAATATTTATCAGATCAAAATAGAACATGTTTTCAGTACGAAAGCGGTACTTATGCCAATATAAGCGGAGCAAGACAGTGGATTGGATTGTGCCAAGAACATAGTATTGAGCCAAATATGAATGTAAATCAAATTAGATATCAAGGTTCAACAGATAGAAATGTTGATGATTTTGCAGATGGTCAAAAAGAATGGAATGGAACTATAAGTTATTATCCTCAAGATTGGAAATTTTTAGGATTTGCAATTGGAAGTATTCAAGATTTAACAGGTAGTCACATTATTACAGAAACAAATTCAAATGATTCGCCAAGACCAGTATCACCAGGTTCATATCCAATGGGATTACACACATTTACAATTGAAGATTCAAAACAAGTAGGAGCAGGAAATAACTTTGTAAGAACAGTTATTGGAGGAATGGTTGATAGTTATCAAATTAATTTTTCACAAGGAGAAATTATATCAGCAGATGTTGAATATATTGCTCAAAATTCAACAATGAGTTCAGGAGCAATTGTAGCATTAGCAGCAACAACAACAAAACCATTTATGTTTAACGATGTACAATTATTAATTCCATCAGGAACAGGTTCAGTTATGCCAAATTTGACAGAAGGAACTTGGAAAGTTAGTAATAACTTAGAAAGAGGATTTTATTTGAATGGTTCAAGAACAGCAAAAGAATTATTACCAATGAATAGAGATTATGAAGTAACAGCAACAGCAGTTATGGATTCTTCAAATGCAAGAACATTTTATGAAGACTATTATGTTGGTGGAAGTACATTTAATTCAACATTGATGATTTGGTCAGCAGCAGGAATAGGAGCTGGACCAGGAAGTGTATCAATTGATATGAGTGGATGTAAAATAACAGATATGACAGTACCATCACCATTAGAAGGAACACAAGAACAATCATTCACATTTGTACCACAACATTCCGATGTAAATGTATACGATGCAATTGCAAAGTATAACTACGCATAAATTTTAAGTTATTCTCAATTATTTTTCTTGAGAATTTATAATATAAAAGTAGAAGGGAGGAAGTAATAAATGGAAGAAAAACAAATAACTATAAACGAAAAAGTTTATACTATAAGAGAAATCAAATATAAAGAA